TAAGAGACAGCTACGAGACTCAGCGGCAGATGTATCGAGCGGCCGTGCTACAGGATTTCCCGCTGGCCTATTGGCCGTTGGACGAGCAAGGTCCGTACGGGAATGACTTCACGCTGTATAACGCGCAGATGACGGTTCAACGAAAGAAGCACCAGCCCAAGGGGTGATATGTCAAATCTCATGCTCGGGAGCAGCTCGTATCTGTTAGGCACGAACGATACGGCAGACGTGTTGCTCAACAACATCTCCCCTATGGACGCGAACCAACCTAACGGGCTCGCGGACGGCATTATCCAAGTCCAGACGGCGCTCGGTCCAGGTACAGATCTGGTAGGCGCGCTGGACAATCTCAGTGAACGACTCGCGGTGCAGATGCCCGCAGATGGACGCGTGATTCCTCCCGGTACCATCGTCATGACCGGGCGCTCGACCGCTCCTTCTGGGTGGTTGATCTGTAACGGTGACGCGGTAGACCGTACGCTCTATGCGCAACTCTTCGCGGCCATTGGAGAAACATTCGGACCTGGAAACGGGACGACGACGTTCAATCTCCCCGACATGCGGGGCCGTGTAGCGGCCGGTGTTGGTACAGGGACCGGCGGTGGGGCGAGTGGAACCGGAGCGCCGACAGGCGGAACCGCGCTGGCTGCTGTCGCGCTGTCGGGATGGTTTGGGGCCAACGATGTCACGCTAACCTCGGCACAGATTCCCGCACACACGCACCCGATCACGGACCCTGGTCACTCGCACGGACAGAACGGTGCCACTGGCGGTCCTGGCAGCACAGAGCTGGCGCTTGGCACGTTCGACACCATGGGGAACGCGTCCAACACTGACTCTGCCACAACCGGCATCACCGTGAACAACAACACGGGGGGCGGTGGATCGCACACGAACTTGCAGCCGACAGTGGGATTGAATTTCATTATCCGTACGTAAGGAGATTTATGTTCGAGTGGATTGATGGCGCCATGCTCGGGTTGCTCGTTGGCCTCTTCGGGTTCAACTTCGGCAAGTCGAGTTCTGAGTCCAAACAAGAATCCGGTTTACGCGGAACGGAGTATTTCAACGATGCGGCCGGTCGTGCCGCGAGTGCGTTAGCGGACACGAAGAATCTCCAAAGCGAGATTAACGCGTCTGACTTCGGCTCCTTCCGTGGGCAACGCGGCGAGGACATGTTTAACCCCGGCCAGTTTGGCCTGGGTACGCAAGCCGATGAAGCCGTCAAGAAGATGATGTCGTATTCGCTCGGTCGTATGTCGGCCGAAGGTGCTGGCAGAGGCATGCTTTCTCCTGAGAACACGCCCGGCGTCGCGGCGAGTGCGACGAGACAGGTGCTTCCGCAGTTGCTGCCTCAGATCTCACAGATGGCACAGTGGATCTACCAGTTGCCCGAGATCTGGAAGAGTTCGCTGTTGCAGTACAACACGAACACGGCGAACGCGTTTGCGCCGTTCCTCGGATCACAGGGTAACGCGAACGCGAGCGGGTTTAACTTTGGGACGAGTGTGGGCGGCGATTCGCTGCTCCCTGGTAAGATGATGTCGTAGGGGGTACAATGGCGAGCGCAGACTTTCAAGAGATGCAGGGCATGCTGGGTAAAATTACCGGCATGCCTCAAGAGGGACCTGAAAAGCCCTCGTGGTTTTCGTCGGCGAGTTCCCCTGAGTGGCAGCAATACAATAACTACTATGAGATGCAGAAAATGATTCAGCGCGCTTCGCTGCTGCAAGAGCTGGATCAGCGTCTCAATCCGATCTCGCTCGGCGAATCCGCGAGGTTCCTCGGCAAGCAGCCGGGAGAGATTGCCTCCCCCGGTCAGATGCGCGATGTCACGGAGGATGTCTATACGCCTACCGTCGTCGAAGGGCCGCGTCCAATGGGCACGCGGAAGGAGCTGGTGCAGGACGGCATGAAGCTCGGCGAACCCGAGTTTCAGCACACGCCGTACGGATCAGAACCCGAGGCGTTGTTCTCTCATTCTGAGTTGGCCGACAAGCCTCTCCTTCGTGCGGGCATGGACCGGGATTTTCTGGATAAGAAATCTCCGTACTACAGTCCGACCGAAGTCCCGAACATGGTCGAGCGTGAAGTGCCGACTGTGTTACAGGGTCCTGGGGCTCCTGTCGAGGGTCCTGCTCGTATGGAGAAAGTTGTCACCGGCCGAGAGACTGATCTGAACGCTCCCGCGTCGAAGCTACAACGCGACATGGTACAGGCGGAGTTACACCGCCGATCATTGCAGCAACCGCAGCCGCGCGCACGCTCGGAAGCGGAAGTCAAAGCCGAGATGGCGAACCTCTACCGACAAGATCCACAGGCGCACTACGGTGAGGGTGTTGCCAGCGGAGCAATCGGCGCAGACCAAAACGTCAAGCGAACGGATTCTGGTGTCACCCTGTCAGGGGCGAAGACTGCGAACCTGAACGCGCAGACAGAGTACACACAGAAAACGCTCATGCCGCGCATCGCGCAGATACAAGCGAATACGGCAAAGGCGCGACAGGAAGTCGTCGAGATGAAGAATCTCACGGACCCCAAGCGCAAGAAGATGCTGGGCGAGATCACTAAGAACGAAGCCTACGTAGATTACTTAAAGTCTCGTTCTGATGGTCAAGACGCGGAACTCTCGCTGAGAGAGTCGAAGCTTAACGCAATGCTGTCCGAGGCAGAGCGCAAATACGCGCTTGCGCAGTTAGCGGCGGCGAAAGAGCTGCACAAGAGCGGCGACTTTACCGATGAGATGTTCGACGACATTCTCGGCGGGATCTTCAAGAACCTGAACGTCGAGGGCGTGCATTCGGCTCCCTCGCTCGGTCAGCGCCTGGGCTCGATGCTCGGCGGTGAACCGCTGCCAGAAGAAGAGCCCGTCGTTGGTGGTCCGAACTTGAAGGCTGGTCCTCAGACTGGTGAGTCGAGTTCGCTCCGTATGAAGCAGCACGAGTCGAGAGGGAAGTCAGCCGGTCCTGTGAAGACTCCGACCATTCCCAACATCGAGCAGGGTCCTGGGACCCCACCTCCTCCGCCTCCGACGCCGTCGTCGGGCGGGGCTCCTCCTGAAATGGTGAAAGCCCTGGGGGACCTCAAAGGTAAAGAAGGCAAGAAGTTCAAGGATAACAAGACAGGGAAAGTGTACACGATCGAGAAGGGTAAACTCGTAGAGAAGAAGTGAGGCGTAGATGGCGCAGCGATTTGAAGAGGTAGTGGACGAGGCTCCCGCGTCGAGATTCGAGGAAGTCACCGACGAAGCTCCCGCTCCAAGTCGCTTCGAGGAAGTGACTCAGCAGGAGGACTACGTATTTCCTGCGGGTTCTCCCTCGGCGCGGACTCCGATGATCTACAAGGACAAGCCGTCCTTCGAGGAGTCGTTCCCGGCATCGACGGATAAGTCCTCGGCCTTCCAAAAGATCGAGGGACTGGCGAACACGATTGTCGGTTCTGTCGTAAAGCCCATCGAGTGGGCGACAGAGAAATACGAAGAGTACGTCGGCGGACCCATCCGCCGAACGATGTTCAAAGAAGATCCCCTCGTCACGTTGGACCGGCAACATCGCGAACGGCAGGCCGTCCTCGAAGCCACCGGGGCCAGTGAGGGGCAAAAGACGCTGGAGACGGCAAAACACCTCGGCAAGAGCCTGGTGGCAAGCGTGCTGGCTGACCCGCTGTCAGGTCTTATGGGCAAACGGGCGTTCTCCCAAGGGGAGAAGGCGATCGTTGATCCTGGGGCCAATGCGGGCGTTTGGCAAGGGCCTGTTTTCCAAAAACAAGAGTGGCAAGGACCTCCGGTCCAGGTGTGGCAGGGTCCTGAAAAGCAGGGTACGTCGGTTGATCTCTCCACCTTGAGCAAGCCGAAGCCGACCAATCCGCTGCCTACGATCACGGAGTTGGCAGATGAAGCGCGTTACGCGCCAGGGACTGGCCCGGCCGGTGTGTTCTCTGACGAGATGCTTGAGAAGAAGATGCTCCGTTCGCCCGAGAGTCGGGCAGAGCACGGTGCGGCAGAAACAAAGTCTACGCGCGTACAGCGATACGTGGTAGACGAGAACAGCGGGCTCGTGGTTCCGTTCGAGCACACGAAGAAAGGCGACAACGCGTTCCCTCTCTACGAGGAGCAGACGACCGGGGGCGAGATGCCCTATCGGTCTCGCAATCGTAGCGAAGACTTCATGGCGTTGGATCGGGAGAAGACTCCGTATGACCGGGAGTTCACCACTGAGTTCGAGAAGCCAGGATTTCTACGTACAGCCGAGGAAAAGGTACAGGACAAGAACGCGCTCCGAACAGCGGAAGAGAGTGTCCAAGCGAAGGAGCCTAAGCAAGCTCGTGATTTTGAGCGCACGCGGCGAGAGTTAATCGCGGCAGAAGAGAGCCGTATCCAGGCGCGTATCCGCACCAAGGAACGACTTGCGGCCGAACGCGAGGAGATGATTAAAGAGCGCGAGGCAGCACAGGCTGAAGTGCCCGCGCATAAGCAGCAGTGGCAGGGCCCGTACGAGGAGTGGCAGGCCGGTGGGTTCCAGGGGCCACGGGCCCCGAACAGATACTGGACGCCCGATCAGGCCGGATTCAGTCGCGATGTCGATGGCAACGTCACGATCTCGGATGGATCGTTCCCAAGTCCTGGTCGTCGGTTTGTCAACCGGGCACTCGACACGCTCGGTATGACTGGCGAGACTGGGCAGGCGTTGCGTAGTATTTACTACGGGATGGATGACTTCGCTCGACAGTCAACGGCCGCAAACTTCGCGGACTGGGTCCGAGCGCTACAAACCATTTATCCTAAGAATACCCGTCCGGGTATTTTCAGAGACCCTACAAGGGAATGGTCGTATAAAGATTATGCCAATATACCCGACGAAGAATACATAGCCGGGTTTGACCTGTGGTACTCAGCAGGACAAGAATTAACACGCTACAGCGCGCTGTCAAGAGACGCGCAAATACGCGTGGACGCGCTCTATGAACTGTGGAAAATACAAACTGGACGCGCTAGCTCCGACCCTGGAGTGCGCCGACTGAATATCCGCAACAGCGTGACCGGCGAAGAGAAGCCGATGGGAGAAGCCGGACCGTTCGTTCCTCACCAATACCGCACAGGCATCGACACTGGCAAGATGTCGCGAACGCTCATGAACCGCATGTACGAGTCGTACGCAAAGAATAACCCAGCACCGATGTCGTTCAACGACTTCCGCGAGACGTATACGAAACGGGCAGCGGGATATGAGTCTATAGTCGGCGACGATGGGAAGACGCGTTGGGTTCAGAGTCCGCCTGAACGGCGGTTCTTGGGCGTTGAAGAGGCGAGACTGTTCGATGCGGCAGAGGTGGCGAGAGAAGAAGGCAAGTCCATCCTGCAAGTCATGAAGGAGCACGGGCTCGAAACGGACATGGCGAAGATACAGCTCCGGTATAACCTTGGGGCGTATCACCGTGGACAGCTCAAGCTGAATGAAGAAAAGATCGCAAAGCTCCAAGCGAACTGGAGACAAGAGGTAGACTTCGACGCAGACGCGGTCTCGTGGCTCGACACGCTGGACTCCCGCTACAAGGGACTGGCGATGCACGAGGACGTTGAGCGTATGAACGCGCGATGGCTACAACAGATCAAGAGCTACAACGCCTTGACGCTGTTGTCTCGGGCGACACTCGGCGCGGCTAACCAGTTCTTCACGTACGGACTGGCGAAGCCCACGTGGGGCGCACTGCTCGATAGGATGATGGCCCCTATCGGCTCCAAGGAAGAACTCATTCGAGTGACTGACATGGTGCCGGATAGTGGCGCGTTGCTATCGAACTTTGTGCAAGAGATGAATCGCGTCGATGGGTTCTTAGGTGCGGCGAGTATGGCACAGCTTCGGTTGACTGGGTTTAACTACTTAGACCGCATTCAACGTGTGGGCGCGGCCAAGCTCGGGTATTTCTACGCCAAGGATCTTGCGAAGAAGCTCGTACGGAGACCGGACGACAAGGGGATTCGATACCAGCTCGAAGAACTGCGACTGAATCCTGACGAAGTCCTCGACTCCATGACCACGACGGGGCAGCTCTCCGATGCGCTCGCAAAGCGGGCGATGCAGGTCTATGCTGATACCAGCATGGGCACGAGCGGTGTACGCGGACGGCCGCTATATGCGACCTCGTCACACTGGGCTCCGCAGCTCCTCCTGAATATCCGTGGGCAGCTCGTCAGCAACATGGCAGAAGCGAAGCGGATGATCTTCGATGCGCCGGACTTTATGACGGGCGTCGATAAGGCGGCACGGTTGATCGTGGGTGCGGCATTGGCCGGTACGACAACCATGGCGATTCGAGACGCGATCACTGGGCACTTGGGTGAACTACGTGGGTCTGCAAAGGAGTTAAAAAAGAAGTTCGGAAACGACATGGTGGCGAGAGTCGTAGACGGGGTTATCTATGGCATGGGTACGACGGCGACTGACGCTACGATCATGATGCTGGCACCGGGAGACGATGTGCGCGGGCGGTTCGCCTCCGGCATTATCGGGACTCCGATGACACAGATCAATCGCATGGCGGACGCGTACACTGGCCTACGGAAAGATCCTGGGCGCACGATTCTCAAGAACGTGCCTTCGCCGGTACCGTTGGATTTCTTAGCGGAAGAGGCGGGGGTTATTAGAAAGAAGCAGAAGCAATGATGAAGCACATTAAGGAGGGAAAGGACGGGGCGGTTATCACGACGATGCCGCCCGTTGTTCTGGACGGCATCATCGAGATTGCGATGATCTTTGCGCGGAACGGCTACCCCTTTGTCATCACCGAGAAAGACGGCGGCAAGCACATGGATGGTTCCCTGCATTACACAGGGTTCGCCATTGACTTCCGCTCGTGGGTCGTTCACGTAGTCAAGAGGCCCGCACTTCTCGCGCAACTCAAACGCGAACTGGGCTCGGACTGGGATGTGATTGAGGAACGCGATCACTTCCACGCTGAGTACCAGCCGAAGAAGGTAATGGTCGCATGAGCCCAATCCAATTCGACAGTCAATCCGTGGGACTTGTCGAGCGTATCTGGAACAAGATCGGCGCGCCGTCAGTCATGCTCACCGTCATGGTCTTGTTCGCCGCTGGCTACTTTACTTCGCCGATCACAAGGATGGAGGCCGCTATTGCGGCTCATCAAACGGATACGGCTCGTCAGCTCCATGAATCTCGTAAACAGACTCGTCTGATGTTTGAAGTCTGTATGTCTCAGGCAAAGCCTGAACGGTGTGGGGCGGCGTTGTTCGATCCTGACCGCGTGGACGCTCCGAAAGCGGCACTAGTACC